CCCATCTCCGCGAGGATGTGGCCGTCCTTCTCCTCCATGTCGGCGAAGAGCTCGGCCTGCGAGACGAGCTCGCCCGCTTCCGCGGACTCCAGGATCGAGGCGAGCTTCGCGGGCGTGAGGCCGCGCGAGGGGTGGCCCGCGAACTCGAGCTTCAGGTTGCGCAGCTTCGAGGTCTGCGGCTCGGCGAGCACCGCATGGTCGAAGAGCCTGCCGTACTGGTCGAGGATCTGCATGCTCACCAGGCTCCTTGAGCGGTGACGCGCTCGTGCGGGGGACGCGCCTCGTCCTCCTGCCTTTCCCAGCGCGAGCCCTTGGGCGGCGCGGAGGTGTACTCGATCGGCGCGGATTCGCAGCGCGTCGCGGCCCACAGCATGACGCGCGCGACCGCGCCGTCGCCGTGGCGGTACTCGCCATCGGAACCTTTATCGCGGCCGTCGTCCATCGCCGGGTAGCCGTTTTTCAACACGACGCGGCGGTGATCGGCGATCACGTCTTCGCCGCGCGCGAGCTCGTAGCTCTGGTCCTCGAGCGCCGCCTTGTAGGGCGGGAAATTCGCGCCGTACCACATCGGCGAGGCCATCACGCACTCGACGCGCGCCGGGCCGTACTTCTGCAGCGCCTCTTCGGCGATCTGCTGGCCGTTGCCGCGCGCGTCGATCTTGATGTGATGGAAGAGCGGCACATTGTCCAGCGCGAAAAAGAGAATCTCGCGCTGCACGTCGAACGGTATGCCGCGCAGCTCGACGTTGAACGACTCGCGCCAGCGCCCGCCGCGCTGCCCCTGCGCGGCGCTGAGATACCACAAGTCCCCGGTGCGTCCGATGTCCAGGCCCAATGCGGTGCGCCGGTCCGAAGGGAGGTTGTGGATCGCGGGCGCGAGCACGTCGGCGATCCAGGTCCTCGCCTCCTTGAGGCGGTCCGCGTTAAGCATCCACTCGAGCGGCTTCCTCAACCTCAGCACCGGGATCGCGTCGCGCTGGCAGCGCTCGACGATCGTGCGCGGGATGTAGCAGCCGGCGCCCTGGCGCGGGATGCAGTCGAGCTCCTCGGCGGCGTCCTCGCCGTAGAGTGCGCGAATCCAGGCTTCCCATTCGCCGCGCGTGTTCTGCTTGAGCCGCTCGCCGAGAATCAGCTTGAGCCGCTCGTATAGGCCGGCGTCCAGCGCCTGCGTTATCGTTGTGCTATGAATTGAATAGGGCAGCTTCCCGGCTCGACAATCCTTGATCAGGAGATTGAAATAGTTGTCTTCGCCGTTATGCGAGGAGAGGATCCGCACGCGCCCGCCCCAGATCAGCATCGCCATCGCGGCCTTGATGAGGCCAGGTAGATCGTCGTGGAACGCGGCCTCGTCGATGGTGACTTTTCCCTGCTTGCCGCGGATGGAGCGCGGGCGCGAAGAAAGCGCAAGAATTTTGAAGCCCGATGCGTAGTCGATACGGAAAGCCTTGATCTGCCGGATCTGGCCTTTGTCGTCGGTGTCATCGAACATCACCTCCCGCATTGCGTCGGCCGCGCGGTTGAAGGCGCGCGACCACATCGCGCAATCGTCGATGTATTCCCGCGTCATGTCCTCGCTGTAGCCGATATAGAGCACGTCCATGCCGCCGGCCTTCGCCGAAGGCGAAGCGGTCAGCACGGATTCGCTCGCGTCGCACCAGGACGCGCCGATGCGCCGCGACTTTTCCCAGAGCGCGACGTCGGCCTGGTCCGAGACCCACTCCTTCTGATGCGACAGCAGCACCGCCGGCGCAGACTTCCCGCCAAGCGCTTCGCGCACCGCGGCCGCGGCTTCCTCCGGCGTGGCGACAGGCGCGGCCTTGGTCACGTCGCGATCCCCAGGATCTCGCGGCGGATCTCGTCGACCGCGATCTTCGAGAGGCCGCCCTTCTTGCCAATCTTCGCCGCCACATCGGCTGCCGCCTGCACTTTGTCGCGGACCTCGATCTGGTGTTTCTTCTGGTACACGCTCGAGCGCGTGAGCTTCGAGATATTTCCGGTGAGGGCGGACAAAAGTTTCGCGCGCCGCAGAAGATCGGTCTCGTCGGGGGACTCGCCGAGCTCGCGAATGCCGAGGATGATGTTGAACAGCCCCTCCTGCGTGAACGCGCTCAACGCCCCGGAGCGCGCATCGGCATCATCGGGCGCCTCCTCCATGACCAGCCTCGCGACCGCGGTGCTGTCCTTGATCGCCTGGAGCTTGCGCTCGACGTTCTTTCCATAGCGTTGCAGGCCGGACTTGCTCGCCTCGACGGGTTTGCCGAGCTGCTTGCTTTCTTCGACCAGGTCGGCGGCGAGCTGCACGTAGTCCGCAAAGCCGCGGCGGACGAGCTCGGCATCCAGCCATTGGCGCAGCTCGGGCGGGTACTGCGCGATCTTGCTGCGTTGGCCCATCAGGAGGGCCAATACTTCGGCGGCCGCGCGATGCCGGGCTCGACGGGTTTGGTGTACTCATACACGTCCACGCCGTCGCGCGTGAGCTTGGCCTGCCAGCGCGCGCCCTCGATGCGCTTGAGCTCGGCCAGGCCGCGCTCCTCGAGGTAATCGAGCTCGCGCCGCAGCTCCAGGGCCGTGCACTCGATCGGCACGCTCTGGATCGTCGAGAGGATCAGGGACTCGACGACGGGCTCGGGCCGACCGGCGTAGATTGCCACCATCACATACCAGCGGATGAGCTCGCGGCGATTCTTGTGGATGTCGATTTCCATCGTGCTATTCCCTTTTCAGCCGCTCCAGGAAGAGATCGAACTTGGAGTTGAGCGCGTCCAACCTCGCGTAGATCACGGTCTCGAAGCGGATGTGGTCCTCGCGCCGGACGTACTGCGTGGGAAGCTCCGCCTTGAGCCTCAATAGATCGCGCTCCTGCCGGCGCTGATCGGCCTCATACCTCTCGAAGCGCTGCTCCCAGAGTATGCGGCCCGCGTCGCGCGCGCGCTCGATCGCCGCGAAGCGCTCGTCCAGGCGCTTGTCGAATTGCGCGAGCACGAGCTTTCCCAGCGCCCAGTAGCCGCCGACGATCGACACAATGATCGCCACCCCCACTCCGATGATCGTTGCGATCAGATCCATTTACCGTTGCCGCCTTTCTTGTTGTTCGCGCCGCTCCTGGCACTCCACGCAAAACTTGACGCCGGGGATCGCCCGGCGCCGCTCATCCGGGATGCGCTCGCCGCACCGCGCATCCGTGCACCACTTCGCCGACTCCTCCTCCCATTCGGAGGAAATCTGCGCCCTCGCCATCTGCGCCTGGAGCGCCCACTCGCGATACAGCTCTTCGGCCTGCGTGGCCTGGTCGTGCAGATCCATCTACTTTCTGGCGATGGCCTTCGCGACCGCGCCCAGGATCCCGACCGGCGAAAAGCCCGCCGCGAGCTGCTTGTCTTGGCTGCGCTTCACCACTGCCACCCCGAGCACGCCGAGCGCGACGCTCCACATCATGGAGAGCGCGGCGAGCGCGTTGATGGCCGCGGGCGCGAGCTCCGTACGAAAGACGATCACGAAGCTGATCGCGAGCATCTGCACGGTCCAGACGAACGTGAGCGCGTAGCCCATCGTCGGGCGCCAGCGGCTGGTGTACTTGTCCGAAGATCCGGCTTCGGCACGCATCGTCGCGTTGATCTCGGCGAGCTGCCGCGTCTCCGCGTCGAGCTGCGCGATAACGACGTCGTTCATGGTCTTCTGATACCGGAGCGCGAGCTCCGGGTCCGCCTTGAGCGCTTCGATCTGCTCCTCGACGGTGTCCTTGCCGGTGACGGTCTTCGCCGCCTGCACCGCCCGCTCGGCGACTTCCGCCCCTTTTTCGTGGCCGGCCCAGCGCAGCAGGCCCGGGACGAACTGCGAAAGGCCGTAGATGATGGAGATCGGGTCCACGTTCAGCCGCAGTTGCCGATGGGCTTGGTCTTCTCGCGCAGGTCCTCGAGCTCTTTGTTCTGCGCGTCGATGATCTCCCGCAGGCGCGCGAACATCGCATTGACCTGGACGATCTGCGCGGGTGTGAGGACGTAATAGTCGGCCTGCGGCTGCTCGACCTCCGGGCCGGGCCGGATCGTTTGCGGGACCTGGGCGGGCGCCTCGGCTTGCGCGCTAGCGTCGCTGCCGCAGCAGGCGCACACCGACACAATCGCAAAGACGATCGCGAGCTTCATGCTGCCTCCCGAAGTTCGATTCCCGCCTTGAAGTCGGCGAGCTTGAGCCCGCCGGTGTACTGAAAGTGCGCGAGCTCCCGCAAACGCCCCCGCCAGCGGCCCGCCCATTCAAGGCCGCAAGCCTCGCCGATCATGCCGACGCGCTGCCAAAGCTCGAGGTCGTCGGTGTCATCGTCGCGCGGATCGTCGTCGATGCCATCGCCGAGCGTGCCCCAGACGAGCTTCCCGTGGCGCAGCGGGACGACGTCTAAGGCGACCCTGTACTGGTGGAACGAATCGCCGCCGATCGCGTTGGTGAGGATGCGGCCGGGCCTGGGCGCGAGATGCATCAGGCCGCGCGCATCGAGCTGCTCGCGCGTGCGGCCGTGGGAGTAGCGCTCGTCCTGGG